CACTAGTTCTAGATATTTTTCGTACAGGATGGTCACTTTGCGTAATATACATAACATCGGCAGACTGGGTCACCTTGATTTCTGGTATCTGTGCTGTCGTGTAAGTCGTTACTACTTCTACTATTTTACTAGCAGTTCCCGCAGATCCATAGGTAGTAAATGCAGAACTATTTATATTTGTTCCATCAACATCCGTTAATTGAAATGTGTTTGTTGTTTTACCTGCTACAATTCCTGTAACACCATTAAGCTCTGTCATTCCTACCACGCCACTTATAATGACATGATCCCCATTACTAAAGCCATGTGAGTTTGCAGTAATTACAACTGGGTTTGCTTTTGTTGCAGCTGATATAGTTTTACCTGTTTCAGTTACAATTCCTCCATCTTTGTATACTCTAAAATAATTATTACCAAATTCTAAAACATAAGTATTAGCAGTCGTGGTATTAAATTCAAACGGTATTAATCGTGCTGCACTAGCACTAGATTTTACTTCATGTATAAATTGTGTACCCGGTCTCCTAGCAGCTCCTCCTGCTGGATAGACTACAAAGTTTTCTAAAGTCTTTGCTCCATTAAAATATCTTGTTAGATCTGTACGACCATCTAACCTGTCGGATATTTCTCCTGCTGTCCAGTTAGTGTATTTAGGACTTTGATAAGACATTAGTATCTCGCATTAATAAATGTATCAGCTTGTAATGATCCTAAATCTGCTCCGTTACCTCCCGGCATACCCTCTGTGGCATCCACAAATCTTGCTTCTTTTAGTTTAGCTTCATACAAAGCATACATAGTTGATACTAAACTATTATTGTTTGTAATGGAGTAAGCACAATCTGCCGCTAATCTTGCAGACATGGTTTCTATTAATAATGTGTCGTATTCATTAGGATCAGTAATACGAGCAACATATTTTATTTTCATCGTAGAATTACCAGATACAATCGTTCTGCCTTCTACTTTATAATCGGTGTCTAAATCTTCTATTCTTAAAACTCTTAAACAATATGGATCGGTAGGTAAGTTATAACTATAAGTATATTCCCAAGTAGGAGCGGTAGTATTTTGTGCTAACACTGCTCTTCGTACTAAACAATTCCAAGGGTGTGATCTAAATACAGAATCTCTAATAAACGTATATCGTTGGTTCATAATTCTTGCAGGTACACTATCCTCAGTTAAAGAGTTAATAGTAGATGCACCTATATTGTTGAGTGCGGAGTTACATATATCTACTTCTGATGCCATAATATTTCCTTTTAAAAAGAGGGGCTGCTAACGCTAACCCCCCTTAGTTTAATAAGCTGTTAATCTATAACGTAGGTTATAACAAAACCTATAGTTCCGCCTTGGTCTCCAGCAGCGTCATGTTTCAAACCAATATAGTATAGGCCTCCGGGATCAGAACTCTGTCCCCCATCTTCCCACACGCGTTGCCCAGTTTTATCAATGTCTCTAGCTTCAAATGCCATCTCAGTTCCCGGAGCTGCTACTGCACCTCTAAGTGCTGTTGATGCACTTGCATAAGCATCATCATCAATCGCCGTAACGGTTGTTGAATCAGAATACAAACCAACATCAGTAGTAATAGTCGTACCACTATCAATGTCATCATGATAAAGCTTGATCGATACAACAGATGCTCCTGTTGGAATTGGTGCAAGCATAATGGTGTCTCCGCCTGTGAAGTCACCAGCTACACACTCAACAATTCCTTGAGCGATCTTCATTGTACCACCTAGTTGATAAACAGGAGACTTCACTTGAGGTGAAGCCTGTAGATTGCTTATTAGCGTTCCATTTTTATTAGCCATTATTCAATCCCCCTATTCATTACAAGCTATTTCAACTACAGATGTTTCCTGCATTCGAGTAGCACCGATATCCATACAATAGTACACTTGAGTACTAAATGATTTATCAGCTCGCTCTTCGATCCTTGCAGTCACGTCTTTACCAACGCCAAGTTTAATTGCATCTTCTGTGAAGGCAATAACCTGTCGACTAGTTCCATCTGAAGTCAAACGGTTTGATGTTAAAAATTTAAAACCAACAAATGTGTCGACCTCTCCTTGTACTAAAGCTCTTACAGTATTGAAGTCAGCACTGGTAACAGCAGTAATATTTAAAAGATCTTCAATCTGTTCAGGAGATACAACGATATATCTCTGAAGAGATGGGTCTATGTCCGCTTCATCTAGTAACTTCTTAGCTGTTACTAGTTTAGCTTGTGTTAAACCCGCACTACCATGAGCAATTTTTTGCCCGGCAGGTAATGCTGTTGATGTTGATCCTGTGACACCGGTAGATGCTGATCCAAGAGCTGCTGATATAATTACATCATCCATGGATCTTCCCATAGCTGCTGCTGCGGCTCTAGCATAATTGCTAGTTGGATCTGATAACATTCTAATCTTATCGCTGTCATCGATTAAGTCGGCCCATTCATAAGAAGCAGTAGTTAGCATTCTTCGTGCATGGGGTGTTTCCATCAATGGTGTATCACCATGTCTGCTTGTTTTTACTTGAGCAGAGGCTTTACCAATTTGATCGAAAAAAGCTTTTTCCCCAGTTATGCTCTCTGTGTCTACTGCTGGTCTGAGAATAGATCCCATTTGTTGACTTAGCATAGTCACGTTTGAACTAAACTGTTGGACAAAACTTGTTGTGATTTGTGTACTCACAAACATTCTCCATTAGTTATTATTAAAAAAAAATCAAACGAACTGTTACCCTGTAAACAGGACACTTCTCTATTTAAGGTTAGTCACCTTTAGTTGTCGGAACTACCGGTAAGGGCTTTCGCTTATCTTACTATCATACATTGCTGCATAAATTCTATTGCTCGTCTGGGTACATATACTCCATTAAACGAGACACCTCTTCTACAGTACGCTGATGATCAACATGAGATTTATTCCAGTATGGCCCTTTGTCTCTAGGGTCACCTCTTAATTTAGCAATCTCTGCTTCTGCGTCTGCCGGTGTAAATTCTTGTGGTTGTCTATCTCCTACAATTTTATCTTCACCTATTTTATCTTTAATATACGATCCGATATTTGCTAGTGTTTTAACAAACTCCGGGTGGTTTCCTAATGGTATACCGTCTTGCGTTACCATTGCATCAAACCCCTCTGGAGCAAATTGTGTTAAGATATTTTTAGCATCTCCTATCTTTTGATCAAACGCTTTACCCCATTCTTTTTTTAAGGATAATTCCGCTTCACTCTTTTTAACTTCTATTGCCTCTACAGATGGAGGAGCATTCGCTGCTTCTGCCTCTGCTGTACGTTCTAGATACGCTTTAAATATTTTATTAGCTTGGGTATTATTTAATCCAGCTTCGTGAGCTATACCCTTATACCAACCCTCTATATCTTTATCGACAGCAACTCCATTTTCTTTTTGCAGTTCATACTTTTCTGCTGCTTCAGGTTTGCCTAATTTAGTATAGACATTATCCCAATCTGTATCGTTAGCCCACTTTCCCGGGATCACAACTTTATCAGCTCCAATCATGCTCTGACTATGAATAGCTGTCTTGGCTAATGTTTCTACATTATCGATATTTGATATTAATTGATGGTCTTGGATATCTTGTGGTAAGCTTGCTTTCCAATCTCCAGACGTTGCCTGCCCAGTTTCTACTGGAGCTTCCGCTACCTGTTGTTCTTCAGCCATATATTATTCTCCTTTTGCTATATCTTGTAATGGTTTATAATCTTCTAGTTGTCGTAGGATATACATAAACATTCCTCTACCGCCCTGATTGTATGCACTAGTATCAGGTTCGGATCTGACAAATGTTTCTCTGTCGTAAAATCGTTCTCTTAAATCTTGAAGGACTTTTTTACCTTCATCACTATTAAAAATAACTTTATAATTTTCGTGCATTACATTAACGCTTTCACAGCAGGAGCAGCTTTACCTGCCGCCTCAGCAGTTGCCATTGCTTCTTGTTGTTCTGCCATTTGCTGTTGTTGTTGTTGCCTTTCTTGTCGCTCTTGAGCTACTTGCTGATCAGACTTTACTGTAGAAGCAGGCACACCTAATATATTAATAACGTACTTAGCTAACCCATCCATATCAACAAAATCAAATACTTGTGGATTGACTTGGGATAGTGGAGCTAACATCTCAAATAATCGCATAGCCGATTGTACATCTCCCATTCTTTGAGCTTTTGCTAATGGTGATACATATTCAATATCTACATCCATGTTTGCTAAAAACTCTGGTGGTGGTGCAAAAGACTTTCTTCTAATCAATATATTATAACAACGCTCTATTAAAGGTTGTAGTAGTTCTGCTTGTAATCTTCCTAAGACCGGGCCAAGTAATCGCATCTTCTCTTCTGTTCTTTGTATTACTTCGGTCGCTGTCATCTGTGGGCCTTGCGATAGGATCAACTGATCTACATAAAAAGCAGAACGGATTGCATTTCTTCGCTGCTCTTCCATGTTCAAGCCTAAAGAGTTATTTGCTCCAATATTTAATGGTTCAATTCTATCTCTTGTTCCAGATCTATAGAAGTTTAAACCCCCGGGAACAGTTCTGATCGGCATCATAAAACCATCGTCAGGTAGCATAAGAGGCGGGTCTACCTGCTTTTGAGCAGAACGAATAGTCACCTCAGACATCTTACTTAACATTTTAGTATCGCTGAGGGCTGTCATTCCCGGAGATCTTCCATATCCTCTTTCAAAACTTGCCTTTAACCAACGTGGACAAGTAAAAGGAAGCTCATCAAAACCCCCTTCTTGAATTATAACTTTATCATGCGGATCAATATAGATACTAGCAAAGGGTTTATTACCTTTATCTTTACGAGTAACATCATACGTTTCCCTTGGAAACACTGCGTGTAATACTTCTATCTCTTCGTAGGGAGACATCTTAGCTTTGTTTAATAAACGAGTTGGTAAATTTTCTTCGCCAAACATAGTTCGCATAGCAACACAGGTCATCTTAAATTTTCTATATACTGTATCTACTCTACCCTTTGCATCTTCTGCTAAATAACATTCTCCAATATGCCTTGAAGAAAAACGAATGTCGGTTTCGTCATCTTCTTCAATCATTAATACACCTGTACCAAATACCACTAGGTCTGAGTATAATTCGTGTACTGCTTCTGCAAAGTTAGAACGGTGAAATGCAGAGTACATGACATCGGTAACACCCTCTAGCCATTCCTTTGCCTCATCATCCCCATCTAGTTCTCGATCTTTAAAACGTAAACTAAACCAATTACTAGAAGGATTAGTCAGCATACCATGTAGGGAAGCTGCTAACATTTCTGCTGCATGAATAGCTGTACCATCAAAGACTAACTCAGATCGTTTATCCCCGGCAGTTCGCTTCTTAGTAATGTCTGCTTTTCTAGGAGATATAAAGTCAGCAAGATCCTGCCAGTGCGACTCCCAATTTGTTCTCTGATTTTCTAAAGTTTTAAACTGGTTTAATATTGCTACTGCTCTTTTATCATCTGCCATACTATCCACCTAATAAAGTTTTAACAGAGTTGCTTTCCCCTGTAGCGGTTAAGCCTTGTGTGCCTGTAAGAATGGTTGCCTTTTCTCCAGATACTCTTCTTTTCTTTCTATATTCCGGGCTATCGTCTGATGGTCTTATTGCTGCCCTAGGTTGTACTACTGGTGCAGGTTGTTGCACTGAAGCTGCCGCTTTACCCGGCCCACTACCAAAAAATCCTCCCATAATCTATCCTAACAATGTTGGGTTATACGTGTTATCTTCTTCATTCATTAATCCTGAGCTACCTGTTAATATAGTTGCCTGT